TTTGTTTTAAATAAACTAAATATATTGCCACTAGCATCTACTAAAGTAACATCTATATTGCAACCAGATCCTGCATCGTTAGAAACTAACAAAGATTTAATTACAGATGTTTTTGCTGAAGGGACGGTATACAAAGTCGTTAAATCAGTTGTAGTTAAATCTACTTTTTTATTTATAAAACTATTAGCCATTAATTAATAAAGAAGTTAAACGCTTCCATCTCCTCTTTTAATTCTTGTTGAAACGTCGTATTTAATTTTTCAATCACACCATCTAAATCTCTAGTTTGAGCTTCAGCCACAGTGTAGTCATACTGTTGAGCGGGTCTTGTTAATACTTGTACTATTTTTGCCATTATCTTCTACCGTCCGGTTGTATATCTAATCTAAATGTTCCAAGCTTCCAATTTTGAGAAGATCCTGTGTTTGCAACTTTTAAGGCTATTGATCTAGCTCTTGCACGTGTATCCACTTTTTTAGTTGATGATGTCACGGTAAAAGGTCCTAACGCAGAACTAGCTTGAGCTTCATTAGGAAAATTTCTTAATTCTAATGTTATTTGTGTATCTCCTGTTTGAGCTATAAAATCTGGTATAAATCTTCTTATCTTCATTATAAACTCACCGTCTCCTCTTATATCTGCACCACCAGTTGATTGTCCTAACGCACTTCTTCTTTGAGTAATATCAAAATCTCCAGAGGAAATATTAGATGTTATGGCAGTTATAGTTCCATTTCTATTTTGATCTGTTCCTGTCTCATGTTCGTAGTATGATGTTCTACCTTCAGTGTTTCCTACAACGTCAAAAGACGTGTCAGTGCTTGCATCATATTCTAAAGCACGTGGTTTACTAAATACTGCCGAATCTTGCCACATAGTTCTAGCTAGGGTTCCTATTGTCCACACTGGTCTTTGTGGTGATGAATCAAAATAATTATATGAAACCATTTTATTTACAACTGCAGATGTAGCTGATGGATAAAACCATATAACCTCACCAAATAGATTATTTAATCCAGCAGATATCATTTGATTACCAGATTCAATATTAATATCATCATACACATGATCCTCTACTAAACATGGTAATGATTCTAATTTACCTGCATACCTAAAAAAACCATTCTCTGACATCCAATACGCAGCACCATCAACTTCCACACATGCATTCTGTCCTGCAAGTCCACAGTTAGTTCCAACCTGTGAAAAGGCAAACGTAAAAGGAGATCCTACAAAACGTTGTGTAAATAACGCAGTGTCAGTCCAAACATAAATTGCATCACGACCTCTGATTGCTCCTCTGATCTGTGATCCATCGGCCAGTCTTTGTGTACCAGCTGTATTGGTTGCTGTCGGTGTGTAGCTATTGATATTCTCTTGGTCCGAGAATCTAATAAACATATCATCTTGTGTGCTTGGTGAACCAATAGTTGTTTCTGTTCCAAAAAATACCAAGTGCCTATCTGGTGTGGAGACCACCATATGTCTTGATGCAGTTGGTGCTCCTGATATAATAGTACATCTAGTTTCTGTTGCATTTGATAAAGAAGAGTCCCATTCAAATACTTCGGCATCATGAATTAAACATATTGCTTTATCTCCAAAATTATCTATTGACCACATACCTGGTTCGAGAACCAAGTCACCAGATGCAGCCTCTCCCCACGCAACATAGTCAGTGCTGTTTTTAACTGAAGCTCCATCACTATGAGAAGACCTTGTAGAGTTTCGAACAGCTCTTGTAATACCTGTTAATGTAGTTCCACCTGTAACACCGGTGTAAGATATTTCTTCGTTTCCAACCTGAATAAAATTAGTCCCAGAACTTGGAAACTGTGTGGCATCTGCTAAAACAATTGATGTTCCAGATCCACCTGTTCCTGCTGTATCATCTAATAGTGCTCCATTTAAAGTTGTTGTAACCGGGTTGGAAGCTTCTCCACCCCAAGATCCAAGACCCCATCCAAATCCTTTTTCTTGAACAGCAGATCCAACAGGGAAATAATGTTGAACTCTAATCCCACCTGATGTTGTTGCACCAGATCCTGTTTCATTTGATGGCATTGTGATTGTTATTGTTTCTGTCGATGGAACAGATGTTACCATAAATTTTTTATCATCAAAATCAGATGCACCAAAATTAGATCCTGTAATTGTAGTAAAATTATCTAATAAAACTATATCTTGAGGATTAATACCATGACCACTTGGGAAAGTTATTGTAACAGTTGGTGATCCGTTGGTCGTGGTAAATGCACTTGTAAGAGTTGTTGTTGTTTTAATTGGGTGTATGTCATAAAATACACCTCCAGAAAAAGCATATAAAATTCTATTTGTTCCGATTATAGCATATCTTCTACCTAAACTATTAACAAAATGATGAAGTCCTCGACCTGCTCCCGTAAGTTCATTTTCATTTACAGTGCCTAATTGATTCCAACCACCTATTTTTTCAGGTGTCCCATATCTAAACCTAATATTATCACAATCTACCCACTGTCCTTCTGCGGTTGTTTCTGATATTTGTTTGTTAATTCCTGGTAGAAAACCTATTTTTTGTAGCATAATGGCTCACTATATAAGCTTTTTTAAAATTTTAATAGTGTATTTTTAAGGTCATTTTACCTATTTATTATGTATGTGAGTTTTTAAAAACTTTAATAAAGAGGGTTTTCCTTTACATATTTTATTCCATCTTTTTATTTCTCGTTCTCTTTTCTCTAAAAACAAAGAAATGTTTGAAGGCATTTCTTTGTGGTTTATATCCATACTAAAATAATTCATACCAGTTGCAATAAAGTGATAACCTGATCTTGAATTTAAATAACACAACTCATCCATGTAACACTGCATAGTAGACTCTAATTCATCGTCAGCGATCCTATTATTATAAAAAGATTTATTAGATATATCTCTCCAATAAGGAGTATCGGTTCTACAAGAAAAAGCATAGTGAGCTGCTACAAACTCAACAAAACTATCAAAAAATTTTCTACACCCCACATTAAAATTATCTTTTATAAATTGAGTTAATACATCTCTTTTTAAAATTTTAACTAAATTCATTAAAAATACATGAACACTTAATAATCCATTAGACTCTAGTGGCTCAATAAATCCAGCTGATAAACCAATAGCACAAACATTTTTAACAAAGATTCTTTCATGTATTCCAACTCTCATTTTAATATTGTTAAAAGTAGATTTAGAATAATCATGACCTTTTTTCTTTAAATGTTTTTTTAATTGCTCTAAAGCTTTTTCATCCGAAACATATTTATCAGAATAAACATACCCAGTTCCGATCTTGTCCCAACTAGGAATATTCCAAACCCATCCATTTTCTATAGCGGTGCAGTTTGTGTAAGGTTCTAATTGTTTTTCTTTGTTTTTATATTTAACACTGGTAGCCCATGCTTTGTTATTTGGTAGTAATTTTGTATAATCTCTAAAAGGTTCTTTTAAAGTTTTATCTAACAATAGTGATTTAAAACCTGTGCAGTCTATAAATAAGTCTGCAACATATTTTTTATTTAAACTCTTTATTCCCTCATCATTGGTTTCGATTGTTTTTATTTCTTTTTGTAGATGCTTAACTCCTTTAGGTTTACAATAATATTCTCTCAACCACTCTCCAAATTTAGCAGCATCAAAATGATATGCTACATGATATTTAAAACTAAAACCTGGTAATTCATTATTTTCATTTTTAAACATAACATTATTATTTACCATTGCCATTTGAGGAGAAATGCTATTTGCATAATCAGATAATTTAATTTTTGGATTAAATTTTTTTTTATAAAACCAAGTTTGTTTAAGTCCAACTTCATTATTTTCAAACACATGACCAAAAGGATAATGAAAACCTTTATCTCCTTTTTTATAAAAGTCTTCAAAACGAATACTCAATTTGTAACTTGCTTTGGTATGAGGCATAAAATCCTCATCCTTTATATCTAAAAATTCTAACCAATCGTTAATACTTCCTAATGTGCTCTCGCCAACTCCAACTGTTTTAATATTAGGAGACTCTATTACAGTTATGTCTTTATTAGGGAAAGCTTTTATTAAAGTAGCGGCTGTCATCCAACCTGCGCTTCCTCCACCTAGTATAATAATTTTATCGTGTTTCATTTTTTACCTTAAAGAAAAAAGCTAAACTATGTCTTTCTAAATAAGAATGATCAAATGCGGGTGCATGAAATCTATTAGCATTGTATAACACTAATCTATTTGGATAAGCGCTTACATAGATATCTGGTTTTTTGTCCCATGAGTTTTCAAAAAATGCAGTGCCTCCATCGTAGGATTGATCAAAATGCATAATAGCTGCTAAATCAATTTGTCCTTTTTCACCATCGGTGTGAGTAAAACCATACTGACCTGTGCATTGAGATTGTTTAAGTTCTTTTGTTTTTATTTTTCTATATAAACAATGATAGTAACTTATTTTAATTCCTAATATATTTTCTATTTTGTCTATAATAAATTCTTTTTTAAAAGAAAAATCACTTTCATAACAAGGCATACCTTGCATTCTATTTCCATACCGTGCACCGTGTGGTTGAAAAGAACTTTTTAATTTAAGTTTTTTTATTTTATTTATAATAGATACATATGTTTTATCATCAAAGAAACGAGGGACTATGTGAATGTCGCCTTTAAATATATCATCTAATCTATTTATCACTTTCATATTGACAAATATGTATCATCGTTTAAATAAAAGTCAAGACAGTATGAATGTAAACACGATATATAAAGATGTTAAAGAAATAAATCCAAATATTTTAAAACATACATTACCTAAATTAATTTATAATCAATTAAAAAATTGCATAAAACAAACTAATAAAATTAGAAAAAATAAATTGGCTTGTTTATTAGAACACTATAATGTTGGTGACAATGCTTATCAAGTTTCTTTACCTTTTAATTTAATAGAAAATTCTTTTTTACAAGCATACCTTATTTACCTAGGTGAATATTACAGATGTAAATATGAAAATCTCTCTTTTAAACACACACAAAGAACAGTTCGTTTACGTAGAAATCAAGATCACTTTGATTCATATGATATATGGGTTAACTATGCTGAAAAAGGTTCTGTAAATAATCTACATCATCACAGCGGAAATTTATCTGGAGTTATTTATTACACAGATAACAAAGGATCACCTACATATTTTGAAAATGGTTTCTCTTATAAAGCTCAAAAAGGAGATGTAATATTATTTCCAAGTAATTTTAAACATGGTGTTAATAGTCATAAAACTAATAAAACAAGAATAACAGTCGCTTTTAATTTGTATTTTTCGTAAACGCTCTAGGCAGACCCAATATAGGTCTGGTATCAAATTTATTCAATTCAGATTTACCATAACCAGCACGATTAAAATGAACAAAAATTTGAACGCAATGTGTTTCTTTAAATTTATTTCTCCAGTGCTCTAATTCAGACCCAGAATAAATTAACATATCTCCTGGTTTCATTTCTACCTTAACTCCCTTTTGTTTTTTTTTACCAGTTGGGTCAATATAAATAGGCCAATCATCTCCCCCTAAAAAAATAGTTCCTGATATTTCACATGACGCTCTATCAACGTGTCTTTTTAAAACGTCTCCTTTTTCATAAACTCTAGCGTAAGAATAAGTTGGTATTAAAAGAGAGCCAATTTCTTTTTCAATTAAAGGTTGGACCCACGTTAGAATTGTATCACCTGCTGGGTCTCCATAAATACAAAAAGTTGTTTGCTGACATTGATCGTCCCCAAACTTTCCAAAATCTTGATTAAAGGGAGAGAGATAATTTCTTGCACGCATTGCTTTAAGAACATTTCTTTTTAGTAATAAATATCTGTATAGAAAATTAGCTAAATCTAAAGAAAGAGCTTTTTTAAAAAAACAGATTTTATCTTTTTTAAAATTATACTTTGACATTTAAAACAGTTTTCGGAATAGCTTGAATATTCCAATGTATAAATCTAAATGGTTCGATCCCTTCGTCCACGGTAAATAAATGAGGTAAATAAGATGGAAAAAATATCATGCTTCCAGGTTGGACTTTATAAGATATTTGATTACTTGCTTCTGTTTTTTTACCTCTATCTTTTTCTGGTAAATCCATCATTTGTTTTCCTGGTCTTGGGTTTTCAAAAATAGGATAAGAAGTTTTATCACTACATTTTAAAAAATAAAAACCAGAAATATGTCCGTTGTAGTGGGTATGTAAACTATGGTGCCCTCCTCCATCTTTAGCAAATTCTTGAACCCATAGCTCTGTTAAAAATAACTGATGTTTTTCTAAACAATATCCTTGTTCATTTAATAGATTAAACGCTGTGCCTAATATGTATTGTGATAATAATTTAAAACCGGGATCACCTATCAATGTTGTTGAATGATAAACAAAACCTAAATCACCTGTCATTCCTTTGACCTTGTTTCTTTCTTTAATTTGATCTTTTATATTTTTCTTTGCTTTTTTAATATAAGGTTCAGAAGCCTTATTTAATGATTTAACAAATTGAGGTGCCTCTCCTTTCCAAATAGGGCTAGGAAAAAGATGTTCTATCTCTAATAATTTTGTAAATGGTTTTTCTTTCATTTTTTTATGAGCTTATTTATTTCAGGCAAGTAAATAAATTTAAGCTTACTCCTTTCAAATAATTCTTTTAAATCTTTCAATGTTTCTACTAAAACCTCACCTGGTAGATTTAAGCTAGTATTTATCAAAATAGGAACTTTTGTCAACTTATCAAATTCTTTGATTAAATTATAAAAATATAAATTATCTGATTTTTTAACTGTCTGTATTCTAGAGGTGTTATCTTTAGCAACTCCTGCTTTTAATTTTTTTTTACATTTGAAAACATACATCATATGCGGCGATTCTTTTATAGTCATGTCAAACCAATCTTTAGTTTTTTCTTGTAAAACAGAACAGGCAAAAGGTCTAAACCATTCTCTTTTTTTAATTTCATTTAATTTATTATGTGCGTCTTTGTGCATTGGATTCATCAATAACGATCTATTACCTAACCCTCTTTGCCCTTGTTCACTTCTAGATTGAAATATAGCCACAGGATTAGTTATTAATATTTTAGCTACATCACCTGGTTCTATATTTACAACATCATACTCGTTAAATAATTTTGTGTTAATATTTTGAGGAATCCCTAAATAGATTTTATTGTTAGATATAGTATTATTTAAATAATAATTTACATGTCCTAAACTTAATCCAAAGTCACCATTAAAAGGATCACAAAATACTTTGTTAAATTTATTAAGTAACTGCGAATTATATAAAACATTTTGTGCACAACCTCCTGTAAATATAATTTCTTTTTTTATATTCCATTTATTAACAAGATTATTCATGGACTTTTCAAAACTATTTTGAATTTTTTTAGCTCTAGAATCGTGTAAGCTCCATGCCATAGTTTTCCCACAAGAGTGAATATTTTCAAAATGTTGTTTAGTAAACTCTTCGTATTTAAAACCAATTTTATTTTCTTCTGTAATTATGTGTTTTGTTTCATTATATAAACTTTCTCTTTCTATTTTAAATGTAGTTGAGTCGTTTAATGGTGCACCAGCTCCATCAGCAACTAATGTATTTTTTATTTTTGTGCCCCACGTTAACGCACAATAGGCATGGTATACGTGATGATTGTGAATTGAAGAATATATTATTTTTTTACTTTTTAATTTTTTATTGTTATTTAAAACATCTTTCCACGCAGATACCCAATGATCGCAATTTAAATTATAGGATATTAAAAATAAATCAAAGTCTAATTTTTCTATTTCTTCTATCAAAGACTTTTCCGGGAAAGATAGATGTTTAAATCTATTGTATCTATCAATTTGTGTATGAAAAATAATTTTATTATTTTTTATGTAAGTAACACAACCATCGTGTCCCACATGGATAGAGACTATTTTCATTATGTATAAGGATTACCTACATTCCAATTTACTAAAGAGTGTCTTGTTCCTTTTGTAACAGGTGTAACTCTATGAAAAACAAAGGCAGGAAAAACAATAATACTTCCCTTGTTTCTCATTTCTTTAGGAATTTCAAAATCTCTTTCCTTATTTTTTCTAAACCTAAAGTCACCATAATAAAATTCTAAATCTCCTCCTTCGTATTTATTTCCATCTGATAAAGATATAACAGCTGATAGTTTTCTAACTTTTTTATTTAAATTATTATTATCAGGAGCATTAAAAGGATCTTTAAACATATCATAATGCCAATCATAATATTGACCTTTTTTATATTCAGTAAATTGAATTGGTTCACTAAAATTCCAATGAAAATTCCAACCAGCATTTCGATTAGCAGAGTGTATAAATGGATGTATTTGTCTATATATCCATTGTTCACTTGTAAAAACAATATTAGAATCTCTTACTTTAACATCTTTTCTTACATCTTTACCTTTAGTTCCAACAAGACCTTTTTTAGATTTAAGTGATTTACAATATTTTATAACATCATCACAAAAAGATTCGGGCAAACCTTTATCAAAAACCCAATAATAATATTTAAATCTCATTTACAATCCTCACTATTATAAAATAGATTACCAGCTATAGATATTCTAGGTTTATTAGACGTAGTAAAAGGATATACACAATGGTATAAATTAGATGGAAACATAAGTATAACTCCCTCTTCTTCTTTTGATATTCTTATTCGATAATTTTTCATACTTCCTACAACACTATTATATATGATTTCAAAACAAGAAGCATATTTTGATTGATTGGGATTACCTATAAATTCTTTTTTAATATCATAAGGTATTTGAATAAAAGCAACGTAACTATATAAACCTTTGTGATCATGATTAGGAACATACTCTCCCTTTTTTTGAATATTAACCCACGGTTTACCTGGTTTTAAATATAAAGGTTTAGTTAACATTTCTCTTGAAATAGCATATTCAGGAAAATTTTTAGTATATTCACTAGCTAGAGTTAATAAATATTTATTCCAATCTTTTAAACTTTGATTTAAATAAAAATGATCAGCTGTATCTTTTCCGGTAACTCCAGATATCATCCTTTTATGAGTTTTTGTTTTTATAGAAAGACATTCTTTTTTTATTTTATCAAATAAAGTATCAGGCACTCTATCAACCACATACCCATAGTTAGGAAACATCACTGTTTTCATTAAAAGTCTTCTTCCACTTTAAAGTTTATTGACACAGATATTCTTTCACATTTTGTCTTGTATGGATTTACAGAGTGTCTTAAGGAGTATGGAAATATAAAAAAATCTCCAGTGTTAGGTTTAAAACTTTGTTCAGAAATAGTATAAAAATTATCTTCTCCATAAAAAAATGTAATTGAACCTGGCCCTTGACTTGTGCCTTTGTACTCTTCTATTTCTTTTTGTAATTGTTTAGAAACATCCAAATACAAAACACTAGAAAAATCACAATCATGATGTATATGCACTGGGTTAAAATCTCCTGGTTGCATATAGTTTACCCAAGCAACAACAGATTTTAATTTAGGCAAAGGTTGATTGTACCACTTTCGAAAACATCGTTGAAAAGCTTCAAGATAAGGATTTAAGATAATATTAATTTTTTTTTCATCAATTAAATATTCATGCTCTATGTGTCCAGCTAATTGATTATTAAAAGATTTTTTAGAATTTTTTGAACATAGTTTTTGTATTTCATTTAAATCTATTTCTTTAATTGTGGTTCTAAAAAGTATAGGACCCCAATAATAAAAATTATAATTTATCATCTGTAATTCTTTTTTCTTTCTAATTCTTATATCAGAAACTATTGATTTTTCCAACTAGACGTATCTGGATCCCAATATACCCCAACACCATCATTATTAACACCTGACCATCTGTTGTTTTCTTGATCCCAATTTGCACCATATTCGTTAGCATTTACAGAGGGATCTGCGACAGGAGCAACCCAATTATTTTTACTATCACTCCAAACCCAATTAGGAAAAGGTTTAAAAGGTATAAAGACATCATTAACAGGATCGTATTTATCTCCTATATTACAATATCTTCCTCTAAAATTATTATTATAAGATGTTTGTTTCCAAGTTGTCCCTGGATGTCTACTTACCATCCAAGCCTCTCCATCTGGGTGCATATCATTTTCACCAAGTGGTCCATCTGAAGTGGGTAAATTATTATCTACAACATTAACTCTTTCAACAATCCACTCTGTTTCCCCTGTTTCAGAATTTACTTTTTCAACTATTTTTGCAAAATGTGCCATGTTACGCTACCGTTAAAGTCCCATCTACCGTAAAAGTTGCAACTTTATCATTTGCAGGTCCTACACAACTCGATACTGAATTTGTACCAGGTGATACTGAAATACAAGCGTTACTAGCGAATCTAATTACTACAATTCCTG